GTGCTAGACCGTTTAACTATTTGGCGTATAAATTCGTCTGTGCCTTGCAGCGGGCCTTTAACTACTGGCGCTTTAAAAACTGTGTAGGGCCGGGTCATTTTTTAGGTTTGTCTTTCATACCGTTACTGGCGACAATGCCCGCCAAAGTGCCAGACAAAAACGTAACAATAGTGGCCATTAAACTAATAAATTCTTTGTCGTTCGGTGCTTGTTCCATTGGTTGACTAACAAACAAAAGCCCATACACAAAACCGATAACAACTACAGCAAACACTACGCCAAGCAATACGCCAACAGTAGCTACCATTCGGGCGTGTAATTCTTCTGCCGTGTAACGGTCTTTCATTGTCCGCACCTATCGACAACTAAACAATGCTTAGGCCGTACGTTAGGTTTTTCGTTGTTTTCGCGTGTAGTTTCGCAAGCGGTAAACACGACCAGTAGCGCCAAACTAGCCAAGTAGCGCGGCGGCTTCATCTGCGGTTAAACCTAGTTTGTCGAGTACCGCTTGGCGTGCTACTTGACGTGCTTTAAGTGCTTGCGCGTCTAATTCGGCTTGTTTTCTAAACAATTCTAATTGCGCTAATTCGTCATTGTTCAATTTTTGTGTAGTTGTTTCGCCTGTTAAAGCGTCAAAAATAATTTTTTGTAATGCCATTGTTCCCTACTTTGCATATCCAAATAAAGCAAAAGTAAACGGCCCGATGTTGCCGCTATTACTTGCGAAAAACATATCTGTGTAACTTGTTGAAGTGTTAAGCATTCCTTGAGTCGCTGAACCAAAACCGCCGCCTGAATAATTTGCAAAACCTGACGCGCTAAAAAATGTTGCCGACGCTAAAAATGGTGCTGCTAATTCCACCCATAAACCGTTTTTAGTTGTGCCGTTGTTAATTTGTAATCTAAAACTACTAACATTAGTTGAACTCGTTATAGGCGAAATGGCGGCCGCAACTGTATAACCCTGCGCATTGTAATTAGCCCCAGTATCAGCCGAACCGCTAGAACCAAGTTGCAAATTAAATTGAGTGTTATCGTTTGCCGTTTGAAAATTGCTAAAACGCATTGCGTAAAAATCGTAGGTCGTGCTAAAAGCATTAAGAATTGAAACACTTGCCCCGGCGGAAACTGTGCCGCTTGTAATCAAAGTTAAACCGCTAGCACCCGCAGAACTAGCAGACGGAAAATAAATAGCCACACCTGCGCTATTAAAAAATAGTGTGCCACTTCCGTATTGCGGAATAGCCAACGGCCCAGCACTCGACACCGTAGCCGTGCCAGCCGTAACCGTACAAACACCAGCGCCAATATTTTGCAACTGCAAAGTATCACCAGCCGTGAACAGCGAAGTGTTTACCGTAATTGTTGTAGCGCCTGCCGCGTTCATAACAACGCGTGTGCCTTTGTCGGCGGCAACCAATGTGTAGTTAGCGGTTTTAGTGCTAACGGTTTGGTTGTAATCGTTTGCTTGCAAACTATCCATTTGCGCGGCTGTTAAAACTTGGCCAGCTGTAAAGTCTTGTATCGCCATAAGTTACCTAACCTTATCCTAAAACGTTGTCGGCGTCTAGGATACCGTAAATAGCGTCGTCTAAAATTAATTCAAAAACCACGACAGTAGGCGCAGTAAAATAAAAGACGCTATGGCCTGTGTTTATGTTTAACAAAATTTCTATACCTTCTACGCTTAATTCTTGCGCTAATTGCGTAGTGCCGCTGCCGCTTATAAAAGATTTTTCTATGCTAATAGTGTCGCCAATATCGACTAAAGCTAGTGCGTCCCGTTGGGCTGTTGTCAGCATATTAAACGCAGTACCAACAGACGTATAGCGCGGCTGGGGTTCGCCGTCTAACAGATAAGTAGCTAAATTAGCGGCTGCTGTATTGTCGTGCAAAAGGCTATTAGTAATGCTTGTAGTTTGTATAAAATATTTGGCTTGGCTGGCTGCGTCGTTTGCTACTTGCGGGCTGTTGCTACCTAAAATTTCTACTACTGCGCGGTTTACTACCTGGTCAGCTTCAAAACTAATACCTAAAGCGTTAAAAGGCGTGTTCGTGCCGTCGTCGTGAAAGTCTGCTATCGGGCCGCTTAACGTGTTGCCTATGCGCGGCTGAAACGTTAAAACACCGTTTCTAGATATAAATAGCCTGCCTTGTTCAGCGTCGTTAATTTGGCTGCAATACGATAAAGCATTAGTGCCTTGTTCCACCGTGAAAGCTGACGCGCCGCCTAACGTTTGTGTACCTGTAGAAATATTGCGGGCCGCTAATGGGAAGTTGACTTCTGGTAAATCTAAAACGGCTTCTAAACGTTCGTTAGTTAATTCTTCGCTTACGTTGTATTCGTTTAAAAATGTTTGACTTAATAAATAGAAATCGTCAGCGCAAAAAACGGTGACAGTATCTAAACCGCCCAGCGCAAAATTATAATTATAATTAACTATGTAACCTTTAAAAAGATATTGGGCTACGTTGCTACTGTCATAGCGCACTAACTCGACTTTACGCATAGGCGCTAAGCCTGGTTGTTCTATAGACGGGTCGAAAAATGGGCTGTTCTGGTCAAACGGGTTAAAAATTCCGCTGGTATCTGTCAAAGTAAAAGACATAGTGCCAGCGCCGAACTGGTCGCCTATATCTTCGCGGCCACGTTTAACCCTGACGTTTACGCAGCCGTCTAAAACCGCAGCAAAATTAGTAGTCCCGTTTAAAACGTATTGCGTATTATTTAAAACACCAGCCGTAGCATTATCTAAAATGAAGGCGTCTTGAATAAAACCCGTGTCTATAAACAGTTCGTAGTTACCCGAACCAACTACAGCGACGCCAGCCATTACGCGATTTGTAGCTGCAGCGGGCCACTTAAACGGTTATAGGCGCGCAGCGCGTCGTTTACCGCTTCGCCCACTTCAGCTTTAGTAGCTAGTTCGCTATTAACGTTAATGGTTACGTTGCCTAACGGAAGGCCTTTATCTGTTGGCGCGCCTACCGGTATAACTCTGGGCATAGTTGGCACAACAATATTAGAAGGCTGGTTTTGATTAACAGGCTGCGCGCTGGGTAACGGGTTAATTTTTGGCATTGTAAGACGTTCGGCAACGCTTACCGCGTTAGCAAAATTTGCGCTAATGCCTTTAACGTCAGCTAATTTAATACCTTTTTTAGCTAACCGGGCTTGGGCTTCAGCCATAGCGGCTTCGACGCCCGCTAAATATTGTTGGGCGTTAGATATGCCAGCCGCATAAAAATTACTTGCAGACAATAAGCCGATTTGTTCAGCTATTTTGTTTGTTTCTTCTACAAGTTTGTTAGCGCGTAAAACGTTTTCGCTGGACTGCAAAAGCTCTTTAGCGATAGCTGCGCCGCTATCTACGCCAGCGTCTATAACTTGCTGTAACGCCTCTTGCGATAAACCCTTAGCTAACAGCTGTTCTACAAGGCTGGCAAATTCTTTAGCTTTATCGGCTTGTTTTTGTAGCGCACTAAAAAACGTAAGGCCTGCGTCCTCGCCGCCTTCCTCAAAAGCTTTACCAAAATTTAAAGCCGTACTAATAACGTTTGCTACAGAATTGGCGTAATCGTCAAACGCTTTTTTTGATTTTTCTAGACGCTGTTTAGCGCCGTCTAAAGCTTGTGCCATTTCTTTATTAAGTGCTTCTGACGCCTCTTTAATGGCTTTGGTTACTTTTTTGGCTGCGCCGCTTAAACCTTTTTCTTCGTCTGCGCCTGCGCCTGCTAATTCTTCTGCTGTTTTTTTAGTTACTTTGCCAAAGCTGTCTAACCGTTTTTCGGCTTCTAGAATTGTTTTGTTTTGACTAAGTACCGCGCCTTGCAAAACGTTTACTTTGTAAGAAAAAGTATCGAAACTTTTTTCTAATGCGCCTATATCTATGAAAGTGTCAAAAGCTTTGGCGGCTGTTTTAATAGCTTCTAATGGGCTGCCAGTTAAAAATTGAAACTGGGCGATTAAAATTTGAACCGAACTATAAACAACGTTTGCCATTTTGGCGGCGTTAAGCGCAATAAATTTAAACGCTTTTACTAACCCTTCGCCAGCTGACCCGGTTTCAGCGACGGCCTGCTGCAAACCTCGACCTAAACCTTGTTCGCCAAAAGCTGTTATAACGCGGTCAATAGACGGCAAAACTTGTTCGTTTAAAAACTTTACTAATTCTGAAAAAACAGGTAATAATAAAGTGCCTATTTTGGTTTTTACGTTCTCAAATTGTGCGCTTAAAATTCGTTGCTGGTTAGCTAGTCCGTCAGACGTGCGCGCGAAGTCGCCTTGCGCGTCGCCTGTTTGTTCGTAAATAACTTTTTGTGCAGCTAAAATCTTTTGCTGTGCGGTCAGCGCACCGCTACCCGAATATATGCCTAGTTCTAACGCAGCGGCTTTAAGTGTCGCGTCATTAAGCAAAACACCAAAACGCCTTAACGGTTCAGCTTCGCCGCGTAACGCAGCGCCAATAGCGTTAATGGCTTCGTCTGGCGTAGTGTTATTAAATGAAGCTAGGTCAGCTGACAAAGAAATAAAATCGGTTGTAAACGTCGCTAACTGGTCGCCTGCTAAACCAGCCGCTTTACCAAAAGTGCCAAAAGTGCCGGCAGCTTCTAAAACTTGATTTTGAGACTGGCCAATATCGCGGGCGGCAGTCTTAGCAAATTCTGTAACTGCCTTGCCTGCGTCGCCAAAAATTACGCTTATTTTGCTTGTGTTTTCTTGTAAATCGCTAGCCGCTTCAATAGCTGGCATTAGGCCTTTAGTAAAGACAAGCACCGAACCAGCGGCAGCTATAAGACCTGGCACTACTGACGCTTTAAGAATGTTGCCCAAACTGCTAGCTGGCCCGCTAATACCTGTTAAAGCTTTTTGCGCTTTGTTTAAACCTGTATCGTCAAACGTCGACGTAATCGGTATGTTAATTGCCATAGCGAACCTTAAGCGTTTTGTTTAACGTTTTAGCTACTTCGTCCACAATTTTTTTAACTGCAAACTGGACGGTTTCTCTATGTTGCTGTACTGCTGGGTCTATCGCGCGTGGCTGGCTACCTACCTCGACGTTCAAATTATTAACAAAATTAGTATTTTTTGTTTTAATGCCGGCGTGGTCATATATTGCGCCTGCTGCGTCTAATTGCT